GTTTGTAGTGTTTGGTTTAGCAGCGGTAACAGAGGATGGTAGGTTAATTATTTCATCATCAAGTGGCTGCGGAGGCGCATAAGTAGTATCAGTTGTAGAGTCAGTACTATTCTCTTTAATATGGTTTAGGACAAGATTGATTTCTTCAAGTAACGCATCAGCTTCAGAAGTAGTATCAGCGATAGAGCTGGTTAACGAGTCAGTGCGTGTACTAGTTCTATTTGTATTTATACTCACGCGTTTATATTTATTAATTAATTCTTGCATCATTAAATAATCCATCATGTCATCTTCAAAGGTGAAGGCAGTGCAAGTAGCGTGGTGTGGCAAAGTGCCAGAATGAATAAATCGATCAAGTTCAAAATTAATACCATATTTGTGATCGTTGCCTAGTGTAAAATTAGCACCGTATGTGTAGTCATCCTCATCATCTTCATCGTAATCGAGTCCGGTGGTGATAGATGTGGGATTGTTTCCACCAATCACTGGGGGTTGGAAGGGAGTATTGGCTGCGATTGCAGCTTTAAGTGATTGGTTATTGCCTTTAAATGTTTTAGCAATAGAATAATCCTGTGGCGTAATGATATCAAAATGCCAGATACGGTTTGAGTCCGCAACATCGCGTTTTTCAGCGAAAGTTGGGAATTTATCCATAAAATTACACAAAATTTGACGAATCTCAAAACAAATACCGTCGTGTTTTTGCCATTTCTTTAAATGTTGAAAGGCCGAACTAACCATAGATGTACGGTCAGCGCGATTAATGGCGCCAAGTATGAATAATGAGATAGTGATACGATTGAAATCTCGAACGGAGACGTTCCAACGATCAGCGTAGACTGTAGAACCAATTTTTAAGCTACGCAAAAGTCCACTAGCAACAACAACCAGTTCCGGGTATTTATAACCTTCATCAGTCTGCCTTTGTGTGTAGGACATAAGACAATTGATGACGTGCGTAGGCACAAGGAAGTGGTGTAGTGATGATTGGTGTACTGAGAAATTGTGTGTAAAAGCATCAGTTAAGTCAGGTACAAATTGAAAATCACCAATCAAAGTGGATAGAGGATATGTAATCATGATGTCGCCATCTATCTTGCGAGTGCGAGTAAAATGCAAGCAAGCTAGTGGGCCATAAACTTGTTGATATTCCATGGCAATACACATATCCTCAGTCTCATATTTACCAGTAGTGCACAGATCGAACCAATTCTGGTAATCGTGCGTGTACGGTGTAGAAAAATCGTTGAGACTAAACAATATTTTTCTTTTGCCATTTTCAGTAACGACTTTGGTTTTAAAAACGTCATTATCATAATTCTCCAAACGCTGGTCAAAGAACATCTTAGGGGCATAGACAAATGCGTAAAGTTGCTCGAGACCGTGTTTCTCGAATATGTTAATGATGTCTTGTGATCCAACATCATACATAGAATGGACTGCGATTGCGACATCAGCTTTATGTTCGCAATTTTGCGCACCTGCGTGGCAAGGCGCATAGATAGTTTTAGTATCTAAGCTAAAGTTTTTAAGCTGTTTAGCTGTTTCGGTGTCGTCATGTGATGTATGGACAACACGCGCACAATTCCTACAGTCGTCCAGAAGGAGACAGTTGTGCGTGGAATGGTGGATTTTACCATTCACCGAATCGCCAATGGTCATAATTGATTTGCCATCAGCGTCGAGCTCACCGGCGATTCTACAAGCCTCAGAATTCGAAACGTAGTTAAGAGAGGCGAGAATCGGATGCGGACTTGATCTTAAGTCAGCAACAGGGTCGACATGAATGATACGGTGAGGGAAGTAGCTTTGCAACTTCTTGAGTGATTCATCATTCATGTGGTAGGGAGTTTTAAATGCATGGTCGAGTTGATTTTTCGTGATGTTGGTTACAACAGCGGCAAGCAGCTCCTTTGAAGCTTGCTTACCGTCATCGCCAACAGCGGAATAAGAAACGTTGAACATGTTTGAATAAGTAATACTAGATGTG